CCAGTGTGTCGGATGTTCTGGGTTGCAGGATCCATCAAAGCACGAATACGGCTTATCAAGTCGTGATTTCAGCATCTGGAACACTTCCTTGTTCCATTTAGCGACCTCATCACCATAACAATACTTAATGCTGGCTCCCTGAATCTTCGCTACCTGACTGACCTTTTCAGCGCCCAGGCAATACATTTCCTCGCCACAGATATGAGCCATATTTCGGTTGTTAATCTGCCCGATCAGCTTCTCCGTGTAAATTTCACGCATTGGCTGCAGCACATTTCGTTCAATCGATTCCTTAGACACGCCAAGAATAACATTAAGTCCCGGCTTACCAGCTCTCTCTCTAATTCGGAATGGAACTACGAAAGCTGTATCCACATAGGACTTCCCAGAACGTACTGCTCCGGACTTGATATTCCATCTATGAGTTGCATTCACAATGTATTCATTCTGTTTCCTGCTTAATTGCATTGCCCTGTACCTCTTTCAGTATCTGGTCCAGACGGTCAAGAGCTTCATCGTTCTCATTTTCGCCCGTGATGTCTTCTTTTCTTGCTTTATTCAACTCTACTTTTGACCTCTGTTCTTCCAGATCAGCCTCGGATTTATCCGTCTGTCCGACGGTCTTCATGATTGCCTGATATGCTTTCACGTCTCCCAGTGACGCCTGCTGAATCATAGCCATTGCTATGACTTCCTCGTAGGTGCTCTCGCCACCACCTGACCGTAATATATCTGATAAACCCTCGACCTCCACCTGCATCGTCAAGAGCCTGTTCATTGTATCCCTGAGAGCTGCTTTCCTGCGCCTGGTCTCACCACTTCTTTTTCCACCCCTTGAACGCATTTCTCTTTCTTCGCTCTCACTTCGATTGCCTTTCCCATATGGGATTAAGTTTTGTTCATTCGCCACTTCACCACCTTCAATTCTGGTTTATTTTTGCATTATAAAAGCACCCCGTAGGGTGCCTAATTCAATTAGTTTTATTTATTATCTATAATTTTTGAAATATCTTTTCCTGTTTTTCTTTCTTGTTCTATTAACATTGCTAAGATT